ACTACCGGAAAACCTTGCGTGTCTAGTCCGATAATGTGGCCGTCTACTCCGTATCTAAATCCTACCGGAATATACTTTTTTCTGTCGTCAGCGTCAAGAGTCATCCATAGAGCCTCTGCTATTTTGTAAAATGAATTGGTCTTGATACCTCTACCGAATGACATCATTGAATCATCAATTTTATCTTGTAATAATTTAATCATGTCGTGCATTTCTTTAGTAGTGTAGTTATAATCAATTTCTTGTTTCATAGGGTAAACTAAATCCCCGTTTTCGTATTTCTTAAACCAATCAAGACTTGAGTAAGATGAAGGTTTTCTTACGTTTTGTGATAATGCTTTGGTAAATCCTTGAGGAACTGAACAGTTCCTTGAATCACAATGTGGGCATTCGCTTTTGAAATCTGATTTGGTGGGGCTTCTTAATTCAATCCCGAATGAATGCTTAGAGTCTCTCAATGCTTCGGATGTATCAAAGTAAGTGTGTCCGTATTTGCTGTTAGTGATTATCTCAAAGTGATTCCATACAGCATTAACACAAACATTGATGTTACGGTTTTTAGGGTTGTTTGAACCATCAATGTATTCTTTACGAGAACCTTCGTTCTCTTCGTTTAAGATATAATTTGTATATTTGTTATCCATTTTATTCACCTTCTAAAGATAGGATTGAAGAGGGCCGAAGCCCTCAACAATCTTATTCTTGAACCCCCGATACTACGTTGATAATATCTGTAATTGGTCTGTTTTCTTTGTTGATTTGTGCTAGGTTTTCCTCTGTCATATGAACAGCAGCGAAGCCGATTGAAGGGAAGAAGGACGCTTTTAATTCTCCTCCACAAGTAATCTTTTCAGTATTCTTGATTACTAGCCCACTATCTGATACTATCATTTTCGGTGATTTGTGGCATTGACGAGGTGCAACGTATGCATTACCGTCTTTGTCATATCCGACAATCGTTCTATTCTTTTTCTCATGTGCCGGAGTCATTTTAACAGCGCAATTATTACAGCCACAATTTAGAGAACGAACACCCTTAACACTTCTTGAGGTCGCTGAATATGTAAACTTGTTATCTTTTTTACCTCGGTTATTTAGTGGATTCATACCAATAATAACCCAATCATAACCATCGAATGAAGCAATTGGCATATCGTAGATTCTTGATTCAAACTTTGATGTTACATTACCTACAAAATAACCATGTTCAAGATTCCAAAGAGTTGTTTTTTGATGGCATACTGACCCTCTCAATTCATTTTTTCTGATAGTGCAAACAGGTTTTTCATTTGTTTTATCTGCAAAGTGTGCATCATTGTGATTGCATTTTGTGCATACATATCGCATTTCAGTAACATAATTAGTCGCTGATATTTGAGGACTAGATTTATTCTCTAATGATTGAGAATGTCTAATGTGGTTTACTAAAGTCATGTTGAACGATGATTTGAAAGGCACAATTTCGCCGTCCCAAACATTATTTTCAACATCAGAGAATTGAATACTATTCAATCTCTTGATAATAAATCTAGGACTTGTTAAAATCTTAGATTTATCTTTAACTTGAGTAAAGCGGAATGCTTCACCAACCTCAAGTGATATGCTGTCGTTCATATCTAACGTATTCGTCATACTGTCGTCATCTCCTATGTGCAAAAACTTACCCATGCTACGCATGGGTATTGCTAGGTACTTAATGGTTATGACGTGGCATTCTCTCGCAAAAAGTGCGTTTTTAGGCTAATTTGCGGGTTTTTAGCACTTTCCAAAGGTTTTTCACTATGCCATATATTTGCCCGCCAACCACCGCTTACAATTTTTTATAATTTTTTTGAAAAATATTTTTTTATATTTTTTTCCACTCAAGTTTATGTGCGCCGGGTTTTCTACGCCATTTTACTTGGTTAGTACGCTTCAAGTACGTTGGTACTATATTCCTAGAAAGCGGTGTCCAATAATTACTTACATACTTATTTGCTTTCCACGCAATTTCTTCTGACGTTTTCCAATCGTCTAAATATCCTTCATCCATTATTTTATCAATAGATTCCTTATAGACAATTTTTTTGCTTTTAGGACCATGCCTTCTTATTTCCGGGTTTTGTTTATTGTATCGTTTCTTCACTTACCATCCTCTCCTATCTATTATTTTTCCACCAAGACCTTCATGCTTGCTTATTCGCTGCATTTGTGTTTCACCACCTAACCAATCGCCGCCTTTCATTGTTTTCATAATTACCGGCATATCGGGTGTCCTGTATGTGAATTGGTCTATGGCGTGTGCAAAAGCCATAACAGTATCGTTATGTCTGCCTAAATCTACTATAATCCCATCACGCCACGCATGGGTTTCTAATTCTTGTAATAATATACCTACCTTTGTTCTAGTAGTGTCATTACCAAATGGGAATACTATCATTTCTCTTTCAAACCAAACTCTAAGTCTATTTAGTAATCCTTGCTTTAGTGTTCTATTACTAACCTTACTAGCCCTGTAATCCACTACCGCACCTTTTTGTGCAAGTAAACTTTCGTACATTTGTTGGAAACCTACATCCTCAACCGCTATCGGACAATTACCGTAGCGTTTAGCCCACTCTATCAACATATCTGCTTGTTTATCCGGTGGAAAGTCATTTCTTCTCCACATATCTACAAAATGGATATAACCGTCATCATCTTGTTTTAGGCATATCATAACGCTGTAATCTTGCCCTAATCCATGTGCAGGGTCAAAACCTATAACATATCTGTACCCATCCATCTTATCAGTCTGTAATATAGCATCCATATCCATATTTTTTCTAATCAACATTCTAGGAAAGACACTAGCCTCATCATCTACTACTTTACACAAATATTCCTGTACAAAAGATAATTCACCCATAGCCTCTTTTTGTTCTAGTAAAAACTTAATAGGTCTATATTCAGCCCACAACTCTACAGGCTTAATATTTAGTGGGTCAGCCTTATGTTCATCCCAATTAGGAATAGCAGACCATGTACCCGATTTCCATGTTTTATTCTCTAGCATTTCTGTATGGTACAAATCATTCATACTCATAGGTGTACCTACTACGAAAATTGCTGTACCGGGACTCAACATAGGTGTAATTTTTTTTCTAAACCATTGTGCTATGTTATTCCAATTCATATCCCCCATATCATCAAGAACGTCATCAAATGCAATAGCCGCAGGGTGTTCTCCACGAATAGCCGCACCGACAGAAGTAGCACGAATCCATGCACCATTAGTAAAACGGATTTCTAGTTTGTTGCCCCTCTTAGGGTCGAGATACCTAGATAATTGAGGGTGTCTTTTCATATCTTCTCTTATTTCTTCTAACCTTCTGACTGCAAGGTCTTTACTAGCAGAAAACAACCAACAAGTAAAAGGTTTATTACGCCATTGTTCAAAAAGAGCCATGTGTAATAGTTTTACCCTTAAAGTAGTTGATTTACTGTGGTCCCTCGGTGCAATAATACAAACACGGTGTACAGAAGCATTGTCGTGATTATCACCATACATATCCACCCACTCACCTATGTGTTCACCCCAAGTATAGCCTAACCACTTGTAGAAATACTCTACGTCATTACGACTACGTTCCATAGAAAAATTAGTATTGAATGTAGCCATATAATCACTTCGGGTGTAAATCTTTTTTATTACAATGTGGACATATACCTTTTAACGCTTTTGTTTTCATCATTCTGTTAGTAGCCCAACCACAAGTGTAGCATTTGGCTGAAACCCACATTACTCATGCACCACCGGGGAAAACAAATTACCTACTAATCCCAATTCTTTATCTACAATATGGGCGCAAATACCTGCTCTAGCAAGTACATATCCTTTTCTAGCGTGGTATCTATCATGTCCGGCTAGACTAGGTAATTGAATTACCGTACATCCTGCTTTTTCTGTTAGTCTCATGTGGTGTAGGTGTCCGTGAAACCAATAATGGTGTTCTCTTTCTCCCCAAGCCTGTCTTTCTTCTGTAGCCATAAGTGCAGGTAAATCATTACCCCTAACTCCATCACCATGAGTAAAACC